TCTTAAAAAACACAGCCCCAGCCCACCAAAAAGAGGCCCTGGAACGGTGGCTGGATCGACCGGGTGCTTACGAAGAGCGAGACATGGCTGCAAAACGTGGAACGCTTGCCCACAATCACGCCGAATATATCCTCAAGACCGCCCAAAAACTCGCCCGCGCCACAGCCGAAAAAAGAGGAAGCTTAAAAGTCCGCGAAGACGGCCTGGAACGCCCTCCAAGCCCCATCAACCGCTGGGCCCTAGAGAAAGCCATTCAAAGCGCCCCACGCCCTGGCTGGAGCGCAGCAGGCTACGCCCGAGGCCTCCGCACCTGGATCGAAGACAACTGCACCGCAGTCCACTCAATCGAGTTCAGCATCAACCACACCCTCGGCTTTGCTGGAACGTGTGACGCCCTCATCGACGTCAAAGGAAAAGGCCCCTACATCGTGGATTGGAAGACATCCGTCCGCGAACGCAGCGAAGACCTCCTCACCAACTACATCGACCAACTAGGCGCCTACAGCTTGGGACTCAAGAGTCTCACCAACATTCAAGCCGCTGGAGCGTTTGTCGTCGTGGCACGCCGCACCGGAGCTCCCCAAGTCCGCGAACTCACCCAACTCGAACTATTCGGTGCCGAAGCGAGGTTTACCCAACGCATCGACACCTACTGGAACGATATTTACCCCAAGCTCATTCAAGAGCTGGATTCTCCTGAAGAGTCCCATCCCGCATAGCCTGATTCACCAACTTCCCCACGGATTCCTTCCGCTGGAGCGTGGACTCTACAAGCGCCTGGAAGGCCCCTATATCGCTGCATTCATAGGCGTACGCCTTCCCCTCCCCTTTCGCCCGCTGGAACGTCACTGTGGCGATGCTCAGCGCCTCATCCAGGGCTAACCGCTGGATCGCTGAAGACTCTTCCTTGGTGAACTGATAGATCTGCATGGTTTTGTTGTGTTTGAGTGGACTAAGTAGTGCGTTTGTACTAGCGGACAGAGGAAATCATCGCGAGGCTATGCCGGTGACCCTCATCTCTGCTGGAACGTATGAAGTAGCCGCCGCCAATCAGCCGCGACTCAACAGGCAGCCTCCTGCTGCCCCAGCCATTTAACTCCAGCATCGGCTGCTTGTAGTGCAACCGTGCCCGCTGGAGCGCTTCTTGCAAACTCGTCGCAATAGTCATGCAACGGTGGACCGTTTTTCCATTCACTAGCGTCATCGACACCAGCCGTTCTTCCGTGAAAGTCGCATTCATACCAAAAATTCCATTCATAGGGTGAAAGTTCCGTCGTCATCAAAGTCGCTCGCGTCGCCCGCGAAAACGCATTCACTGTCTTCTTCCCCTGGAACGCATTCATCAGAATCGCCATTCATAGGCGTTTTTTGCCATTCATAGGGTTCAAGCCATCCAACGACTGGCGGCTGAGCATTCCCTGGATCGTTTGTCATAAGAAGGAGGCGTAGTGGGCCCGCCAGAAAACTAAACGACCCACCCCTGGTACGTCAAGTCTCCCAGCGTGAGTCTCATGAGTCTCGGCTTATTGCTATTGCAACGCATTCTCAACAAGCAAGCACAAAGAAGGGCAGCCGACCAAGCTAGGCCGACCACCCACGGGTAGTTTGTTTGTACTAGCGGCCTGGGGCGTCACATTTTGCGGGCTTTCGCTTCGGCTGCGATGTAGGCGCTGGCAAACTTCGCTATGGCTTCTGGGTCGCCTTGCTCTTCCGCCGCTTGCAACAGATCAAAGAGAGAATCGAGCGCTTGAGAGACGCGAGAAGGTCTGACCGGTTCCGGTAGCGCTTCCCGAATCCAGCGGTAGGCGGTAGCCCGTGGGACGTCATCAGCTATCAGCGCCGAGGCTATCTGCTGGCGGGTTTGGCCGTCCGCTGCTAGTTCCGCGATTATCGCGGCGGCGTGTTCCCTATCCATCACACAAGCTCCAATCCGAGCCAAGCTCGAACACGGTTAATCCGCTGGTACGTTGCGGCGGCGCCATAGCGCTTGAAGTAGCGGTCCTGTTCTGTCCCTAAAGACGAGAAACGGATTGAGGCCCAGTGCCAAACAGCTAACGCCGCTTGTCTCTCGCGTCCGCTTAGCTGGGTTGTGATCTGCTCCCAATCGTGGCCTAGGTGTTTGAGCGCTAAGCGCTTAGCTGTGTCGTTCGCCATGGTGCGGCTTGAAACTACGCAAGCGACACTAGGCGAGCACAATACAAAGCGCAAGTGATCCGGTGAGATTGGCGTGAGAATCTCACAGAATCTCATGGGTCAGCGGCTGAAAGCGCTTGCTATGACTGGCGCGGGGTGAGATTACGGCGAAGTGTGAGAATCCCATAGGTTGACGGCTGGGGCGTCTGATGTATTGTGTGAGCGAACAACGGAGCACCACCCATGCCCCAACCTATTGACTGCGTCACCGCCGACCCCACGTGGTGGGACTGCCCCACGCTGGACACTGACCTCCACATCCTCAACAGCTTGGGGGAGCCCCTCCCCTTGCCTGATCACATTGACCCTGGCGCGTGGGTCTCGGATCAGGAGCCCGCGCTGCTGCGCTGGTTCGCCAAAGAGACGCATCAGCAGTACCGGCACGTATGCCGAGACAACACCTACAACAGCGACAACGACTTCTCGGCTAACTTCGTTTTCTCGGTGTACGTGCCGGAAGACTGCGCGGATAGTTGGTGGTGCGATGACGCTTTCATCATTGTTGAGAGGCACCTAGGCGGTGATGTGCGCGGCAATTATGGGCCGTTTGCTGTGTTTCGAGTGGATCAGATCGGGGAGTCTGGGTTCTTTGACTGGGTCGTTGGCTGGCGCGCTGAGCCCATACCGGCTGATGCTGACCCAGAGTGGCCAGACCTTACCCGCTGGAATGATCGCTTCGCTATCGGATACAGCCGGTGGCCTACCGGTGAAGTTGGGGATGCACTAGTAAGCAAGGAACCCGCTTGGTGCGACACCCGCAAAGCTTGGCTGGCTCGATTGCAGGGCGTCCCCTTCCCAGTAGTGCTTCGCCCTGTCTCTCCCTTCTATTGCTGACGCGATTGTGACTGAATGTTAAGTTTGTGTCGGGTGGTCGCGATTGGCTGCCCGATGCTGTAGTGTAGTGCAAGAGAACGGACCCCCACCTTCAGACCGCTTCTCTCCCTAGTCCGATGCTTACCACCGCCACCGCCTGCCTGCTAGCGCTGCTGTTGTTCCCGGTCCTGTTGCTCCTGTGGGCGACAGAATCCAAGGGCCAACGGATCCGCCGCTGGCGTCGCTCAGGGCTCACTTGGCGTGTCTGTGCTGAACGCCTGGGCGTCTCTCCTTCCACTGCTAGGAGGTGGGCGACTGCCTGAAACATTCCGCAACACGGGGACGCAATCCGTCCCCTTCTGTGATACAGTATCAACAAGCAAGTCACCCATGCTTGCACCGCTTCTTATCCCATGGACCACACCATCGTTCTCAACGCCATCACCACTGAACTCGTCGCTTGGCAGGCTGACGGCAAGGAAGCATCAGACGCCTTGGTACGCATCGCGGAGATCTTGCACGATACCGGCAGACTCGAGGGCCGCCTGCCTGACTTCTACGCTCGCCGCGATACCTGAAACTTTGGAGCGCCTCTAAACGGAGGCGCCTCCCCTCATCCTGAGACCGTCCAACAAAAATTATCAATTCCACCGCTTCCATCAGTCCTTCTTATCAATCTGACCATGCGCTTCTTCTACGTCTCCACATTTGCTCTCGCCGCTACCGTTTCTGCCTGGGGTGCGGTCATCTGCGCAGATCAGGCACGAGACATGCTCAGCAGCGGCTCCATGGCGCGTGCCGCCGAGCGCTATGCTGTCCCACTTGTCGGCATGGCCGCCCTGTCCCTGGCCTGCCTGGGCACCGCTGCTGGCGCTTGCACCGATCGCCGCTATTGAGAACCGCTTGCAACAATTAATGAGAGCCGTTCGCAACAGGGCGGTTCTCAATAGGGGGGCGCAGTTGAGAATCGGGGAGGGGGGAGAATGACACAGGGAACCTGCATAAATACGGGCCATTTCCTATTAAAGTAGCACAGGAGGGGGCAGGGGTCAAGTTCTGTACTGTGCTACACCCCCTGGCCCCAAAAAATACGCACCACCGGCAAAAAACCACCGAAAATGTTACGATCCAACCAAAAGGTTGCCCTGGAACGATGCCAGAAGAGGAAAAGTACGAAATCGAATACGGCCAAGGAATCAGCGATGAAGAATACTGCGACCCAAAAACTGTGGGCAAGAAAAAGCGACCATTCGGCCTCCGCAATAACGCTGCAGTAATCGAAAACCGCGTCCAACGCCTCTACAAACGCCAACTCGAAGGACTTACCTGCCGCCAACTCGTCTTCGATCACGCCGAAAGAGAGCAAATCGCCGTCGCCACTGCCTGGCGCGACTGGAAACAAGTCCAAGCCCTCAACAACGAGGACTTCAAACTGGAACGCGAGAACATGGCAGGCCGCATCTTCTCCATGCGTAACCGTCTATTCAACGCCTCAGTGAAGCGCGGACAGATGGCAACCGCCGCCCAAGTTTTGGACTCCCTCGCCAAGATGGTCGGCTGCGACGAAGTCGAAGAAAAGGGCACCAGCGTCCCCGAAATCAACATCAAAATCGAACGCGAGTAATACAATATCCTTAACCGAAGAAAAACATGCGCATCCTTGTTGCATGTGAGTACAGCGGGCGTGTTCGTGATGCCTTTATTGCCCGAGGTCACGAGGCCCTTTCTTGCGACCTACTCCCAACAGATACCCCTGGTCCGCACCACCAAGGCCCTGTTGAGGATGTCCTCAACGACGGCTGGGACGTAATGATCGCCCACCCTCCTTGCACCCACCTTGCAGTATCCGGCGCCCGCTGGTTTCATAAAAAGCAGAAGGAACAAGCAGAGGCCCTTGACTTTGTGCGCCTGCTACTGAACGCCCCTATACCAAAAATTGCTTTAGAGAATCCCATAAGTGTCATCTCATCAAAAATCCGCAAACCCGACCAGATAATTCAACCTTGGATGTTTGGGCACGGCGAAACAAAGGCCACTTGCCTTTGGTTAAAGAATCTAAAGCCGTTGGTGCCCACCAAGATAGTGGAGGGCCGGGAAGCTAGGGTTCACCATATGCCCCCTGGGGCGGACCGTTGGAAACTACGTAGTTTGACTTACCAAGGAATTGCGGATGCTATGGCTCTGCAATGGGGTTAAATGCCTAAATCCCTCGACTTATCCCTTCGCCCCGCCCAAGGCGAAGTATTTAGCGCCACCAACCGATTCCGCGTCCTCGTCGCAGGCCGCCGCTTCGGCAAATCCTATCTCGCCTGCATCGAACTCCTCAAAGCAGCCCTGGAACGCCCCGGCGAAACCTACTTCTACTGCGCCCCCACCTACCGCATGGCGAAAGACATCGCCTGGAAAACCCTCAAAAAGATCATCCCCAACTCCCTGGTACGTAGCAAAAACGAGACCGAACTCCGCATGGAGCTGGTCAATGACTCCACGATCGAACTAAAGGGCACCGAAAACGCCGCCGCCCTGCGAGGCCGCTCCCTTTCGGGCGTCGTCCTCGACGAAGCCGCCTTCATGGAAGCGGAGGTCTGGTTCGAAGTCCTCCGCCCCGCCCTCGCGGACAAACAGGGCTGGGCATTATTCATCTCCACGCCCGAGGGCACCGCCAGCTGGTTCTACGACCTGTGGTGTTACGTAGACGAAGACACCACAGGCGACTGGAAGCGCTGGTGCTTTACCACAATCCAAGGCGGCAACGTCCCACCGGAAGAAGTCGAAGCCGCCCGCGCCCAACTCGACGCCCGCACCTTCCGCCAAGAATTTGAAGCCAGCTTCGAGAACCTCTCCGGCCTAGTCGCCATCAGCTTCAACGACGCCAACATCGACAAAGAAGTCCGCGACCTCCCAA